CCACCCGCAAGCGTAATTCCTCATGTTCTTCTTGATTACGCCGCAGTAACTCCCGCTCTTCCCGATGGATTTCATTACGGAAATTGCTGGCCGAGTTAGCATCCACTTCACGCCAGCCGGCATATTGTGGCTCATGAAGATTCAACCCGGTTTCAGAAGGCGTTTTGTCGAGAGTCATTACCGTTCTTTCACAGTCAAGAGTAGCGTCCGTTCATCCTCAAGAGCGACCGGTGCAGTATCCAGGGTAATATGTACAGTTGCAGTCACGGACGCAGCACCAGAAGTCACGTTCAGCCAGACGTAAGTCACACTATCCACTACTGCTGAATGAACAGCAGACCCTCCGGTGACTACCCAAGTGGCTGCTTGAATCGCTGCACCCACTGGCAGCCAATCACTCCAATCTATGCCGTAATTGAGTACGGCCCCGGAGTCTATCGGATCCTTAACCCGGTAAGGCCAGGCGGTTGATTTTACCATGACCGTCATAACAATTACCTTTACGCTGCATCAGCGATTTCAATGTCCCAGGCCGGAATTGTTACTGTACCTCCTGCGGTGAGGGCTTGTGATGTTGTTGTAGTCACATAAACCAGGGTACTTGACCCTGAAATCGACAGCGCCACATGCGTCGCCGTACCACTGGTATCAATATCAACATTGGCCTGTTGCGCGATGGTCAGCTTGCGCCCATTCGTATCGCCATTGGCTATCGTGTAATCGCCATTGCCCGCCCCGGCAGTCAAGGCAATATCCGCCAGGGCATACGTGCTGCTAGCTTCTGCGTAGGTAGTTGGCTGCGCACTGCACACCGTCAGCAACGTGCAATCGTCAATGCCTTCCAAAAACTTATCCAAATAGGTATCGCTGCACCATTTAGCCACGTTACTGCACTCCTACATTTGTGTTTTTCACCACCATCTTCACGGAATCAACCGCCAGCTTGGCGTTCAACACCACGCGCTCACCTGTTTCAATCCCACCCGCAACATCTTTCGCCCAGCCAGCTTTTACCCAAACGGAGCCAATTTCATCTGGGACGGTAAGGCTATCCCCAGCAGTCAGTACATAACCATCCGATTTGATGGATTCGAGAGCTTCGATTTTCATTTCACACTCCAAATAGTCGATCTTCAGTAGCAATTAAAAACAGTCGATCTTCAGTAGCAACCAGAAAAATTCGGTCGCCGGTCGGCAAGATGATCTCGCTCGCCGTTCCTGCCAAATGCGTGTGGAGGGTATCCGACACGATCAACGTAACATGCGTAGCCAGCGCCAACTGATCAGCAGCCTGGCTGTGCAAGGCGTCTTGAATTGCCAGCACAAAAGCCACACTGACCATAGGAGATTCGGCAGAATGGCCGTGACTCGCATCCGCCACCAACAGAACAAAACCTTGTCCCATCGCTACCGATTCAACCGTATGTGCGTGCAGGCTATCCGCCAGACTCAGTACATGGGCCTGCGTCAATCCCGGCGCTTCAACCGTGTGCGAATGCAGGGCATCGGCCACCAGCAGATTCAGTTCAGTCGAGAGTGTCGGCGCTTCAACTAAATGACCGTGCGTAGCGTCAGCGGGAGCCAACACATAAGCTTGTGTGAGTGTCAGCGCATCAACGCTATGACCGTGTGCAGCATCTTGCGCCGTGATGGTGTGCGCTTGCGTGAGCGCAGGAGCATCGACGGTATGGGGATGATTCGCATCAGCCACCAGTAACGAACCGGCCATCGTTAAGGTCGGTGCTTCGGCGGAATGGCCGTGCAGCGCATCGCTGAGATTCAGTATGTGCGCTTGAAACAGGCTCACGTTACCCGCCGAGTGATTATGACTCGCTTCTGCCACACTCAAACTGTGCGCTTGCGTCAATCCCGGAGCTTCAACCGTGTGGGCATGGGCCGCTGCCGCCAGTGTCAGGGCATAGGCTTGACTCAAAAGAGGGGATTCAACGGTGTGTCCGTGCAGGCTATCCGCCAGAGCAAGGACATGCGCTTGAGTCAGCGAAGGCGATTCAACCGTGTGTCCGTGTGTTGCTTTCTGAACGATCAATGTAATGACGCCGCCACTACTCGGAATCAGATAAAGCCGACTTGGTACGGAAGTGAACAGTTGCCAGGGATTTTCGACCAGGCTTTGTCGCAAAGGAAGGGATAAAGCAGAAGAAAAAACACAGCGCAGCATGAGGTCGGCTGTGGATATTTCCCTGTTAGTAAAGTTGTCAACGCGGACAAACCAGTTGGTGTTGCTACTGCTTGTGAATGCGACGGGACTATAAATCTCGGCAGTGGCTAAGCTATCTTTTAGCATCGCCCCACATTCGGTCGCGGTACTCCACGCCATAGCAGAATACGGAACGCCCGCTGATAGCGTGGCGGATGATGTCGCACTTGCCACTCCACCCCCGTGGAACCGGATGAATTGCAATTGAGCACTATCGGTCGTGCGAAATTGAAAAATCCGCAGAACCACTTGATTATCATCCGCAAAAATCTGCTGGTAGGTGCTGAGTGATCTGGATTGTGCAACCGCTAAAATTGAAAAATTCGTGAGTGCTACCGTTGGAAACCCAATATAATTTTCGCCACTATTATTATACGCGGCATAGCCCGCCGCATTAACCGTCGTGACAATCGATCCAAAAACACTCTCTTTCTCCCCAGTGACGATGTTCCTGGACGGCCCGCCCACCGCTGCGTAAACCAGACAACTTGCCGCGTCATGATGGCGATCAATCGCCACACTCCCCTGCGGCTGCCGCTTCCATGCGGCCCTCGGCATGTTAATCAGCGCAGTCATTACACGCTCTGCGCCTGAACACGCTGGTACTGCATGGAATGATTCCCGCCCGTGCTGTCCAGATTAACCCCTGAATCATGGACGACGAAGAGTCCCCAATACGGCGGAACACTCCCAAACACCTGAGCAATCGAGGTCGGAGGCATCTCTAACACCAAGCCCGTCGTGGCATCCGTCGTTCCCGCCCACAAAAACCGCAAACAGGCATACGCCACATTGGCGCTAGTCATGGTCTTGGCGGCATCGCTCCCTGTAATCGAATCAGGATAGGTAGGCGTACCGCTGGCAATCAATTGTGCGGCATAGGCATAGACCTGAACGCTCTTGGAAACCGTAGGCGATGTACCAAGCTTGATCTTGCCTGATACCAAATGATCCAAATCCAGATTGGATGTGTTGTTGACAGCGGTAGACGCCCGTCCGGCCCATGCCGTTGAACTCGCCAGACTCGCCAAGGTAATCGTGATGGCAATCGAATCCGCGTTGCTTTGTGGATATAGAATCTTGAGCGCCGCCATTAGCCGATACTCACCAAATCCAGCCAAATCTGCTTAACTTGCCAGTCAATGTCATTGTCTGCACTTGCAGTGACATTGGCGGCAATCGTGGCGTTGCGCAACACCTGCATCGCCACCTGCTTCGCAGTAATCCGCGTTTGATCGCGCAACAGTGAATAGGCGAAGTCCTTGGATGGGGAACTCACATCATAGCCCTCATCTCCTGCAATGACGTGCTGTGCGGTCTGCCAAGCCGCAGCTAAACACCGGCCTTGAAAGGTCGCGTCATTCGCAGCCGTATAAATATCACTATAAGCCATAGTCACTTCCTCAAACTGTTCACAGCGGTTTCAACCGCCAAATTTAACAGCGCATTTCCAATCGCCAATCCTAACGTCCGGGCCTCTTGAATGACCCAGGCCCGCTTCTCATCACCAGTCATCGGTTCTCTCTCGGCGTCATTTACCAGTTCTCTAATCTGCTCGTAATTCAACGCCCCGATCAACGCTTTGAGAAGGGTTTGCAACGCCGCCAAGAGAAAGGTTTTCATGTTTCGTTGATCACTTTGTCAAGTACTTGACAGCCCACATAACCGCTTCTTCTGTCTTGGTATTGGCAATCGCTAATTCTCTGGATTGCCCAATACTTTCAATAAGATTATGCAGTTCAAGCCCTTTATCCTTAATAGCCTGCATGGTCTGCTTTTCATCATCTGACAAGACGCGATAGGCATGACGCATCACGTTATTTACTACACGATCATCACTTTTTGAATCTACAAAATCAGTCATAGCAATCCTCCTTACTTTAGAAGCCTTGAATTCGTATATTTAAAATACGAAGATATGCCTGCATTATATCCGCTTGCAAAACCAACAAATCCAGTTCCTCAACGCGGATATAGACGTCTTTGCGCGTTCCAAGAAACGCCCGGAGCTTGTCGAGCTTTTCTTCTAACTGTTTCGCTTCTTCAATGACCCGCAACTGATAGTCTTCCACTATTTTGCCTCCTGCGATTCCAGCAGTACATAGCCCAACTGATTCATCTCGGCGAGAAACTTCTGTGCCCGATTAGCGCGTTTTGCATTCATGGTCAAATCCGCGAACGCCTGATTCAGAATGTCGGGACACTCTCCACGATCCGCCGAGTTGCAGGGGCCACTCCAACCCAGAACCTGATAGCCGTTCGCCAAAGCCGACTCCGCCACTACCAGGTCGCCGATCCAGCGATACGTCACGGAGCGACACTCAGTGACACACAACTCCGCAGGGCCAACCGGATCAGTAATAACCGGATGGACACCGACAGCCACACAGCCCGGCGTACAAGGGCCAGGCCCAAATTGAGGCCCGTCACAGGAGTTAAAAATCTGACCCTCTGGACAAGATTGTGCAAAAGCCAGACTTGAAGCCAATAGCCCAATCAATAGTAAAACACGCATTTCAATTCTCCAGTTTCAATAAAATCAGTGATCATCATTCCAGCCCACTTGTCCCCCGTGAGTTGCGGGAGGGACTTTAAACCCAGGGACGGACGGCACGGGGTCGTGCAACCAAGCATCAGAAGCGCTGCGGCGAGGAACAGCATTATTAGGATCAACAAACACCGGGTCAGGAAGGGTCTCGGTAACTTCGGATTTTCCCACCGGGCCAATTGAAGGGAGCGGTGGAACTGGCGGTAGTGGCGTCTCCTGCCTGGCAGACTGGTCAAGATCAGTGGATCGTTCACGCACATTCTCCCGGAAGACAAAAGCCACGACGGCCGCCACGGCTAAAATGGCGTTGATGACGGATTCACGAAGCTCCGGTTCGATTTTGATTCCCACCAAGCCAGCTACGGTGAAAATTGCCAACCAGGTTGAGCGTTCCTTGAGTCGATTCAGAAGCCAAATCATATTTTTTAATCCCCTGATGGAATCTCTATATTGCGCGGAACCCCAGCGCGATCTAAAGAATCTACAGCAAATTGTCTCATCGCACCTTTAAATGCATCACGCTCCATGCCGGTTCGATTTCTTTCAGTGTCAAATTGCCAAAAAAGCTCTTCAATTCGATCTTCATCTAAACGATGCATTTTGATGTTCATAGAAACTCCTAATCAAAAATCTGGTAAATCAAACAACTTGCTTCTTGAGATAGGCTTCCACTTCATTGAGCAACTCACGAAACGCATCAAACTCATCAAGATATAAATTGAGAGCGTCACCAAACCCCACGTCACCAAAACGCGCATAGCGAATGGCGTCGGCTTCTTCCGAACCGAACAACATTTCAATGGCTGCGATGTATTTACAGTCCGTCGTCGCAATAATAGTTTCGTGAGAAGGCCGTTCAATAATCATTATTTCCACCCGTCCATCGAGTTGAAACGGAAAAAGGTTGACGGCACCAGCAAATTAATCTTCATGCTTAGGTAGCGCATTAAGTTCTCGATCAATCTCTTTCACAAACTCAAGAAATCCAGGCCAATCCTCATATCCGATGGTTAAACCGTGCGAATGGCCGACTTCGCCAATCAGAATGGACTGGTATTTCGGATAAATTTCCAGTTCAGCCACGAATGGCGAATGTTCGGAAACCAGCAGCATATTCTTGGTGTTAGGATGAATCAGGTTCATACGCCACTCCATTCCGTTCCAGTACGGATCGCGTGAACGATACGCGGCTCACGCAGATTGATGCTCATATCAACTCCGAATCCAAGCAACCCCATAAACCAGTGATGAAAAATTCTTCCGCTATTAATGCACAGTTTGTTAAAAACCTAAACTGATCATACGCAGCTTCAAGATTGACAAACTCCGGATCAAAACATAAATACGGGAGTTCTATTTTCTGAGCAAACTCAACCGCATTAACCATCTCCTGCCAGTTCATATCTCAACCCGTTCTGTTTCTGACCCATAAAACGCTTCAACCACCGCGATATACTTGCAGTCCGCCGTCGTGATAATCGTTTCGTGAGAAGTTCGTTCGATGATATTCATATTAACCCACTATCCAGGCAGCCTGTTAAGTCAAACAAATCAAAGTCCCACTCGGCAACGAGCAATCTAACTTCCCAATAAGCCACCACAAACTGACTCCATTCTTTATTACTCATGCACCCTCCCATTCCGTCCCGGTGCGAATCGCATGAACGATGCGCGGGCCGCGCAACTTAACTTGCTTGTACCAACGCGATTGCATCAACTGATCAGCCGCTTTTTCCCAATCTTCTGACTTTGCCGAATGAAGAAACCGTTTGAAATCGGCCAGCTTGTAACCAAGATTTACCGAAAGATTGACGAAAGTTCTTTGCCGAACATCGTCTAGTTTTCTCCACCCTGGGAAAATACTATCTAACTTCCTTTCTGCATCTTTAATATCTTCTTCCAAAATAGATATTGCTTGGTCTTTCGTAATCACCCCAAACGACTCTCCTTTTTTTATCAAGTGACCAATCCCTATGGTCAGGAAACCCAATGAATCGCGATAGGGCGTCAACCGCAACCCTTCATCACGGATCAACTCGTCTTGCAAAGCTTCGCGGTTATAATCCATCCGGCTTGTCCATGAGTTGCTTTTGCAAACGCTCTCGCAAAATCCGAATGGTGCGAATCGCACTCACTCCTTCCGGGGTGTGCCGCAGCTTTTTCTCGCACTGACACCCGCCGTTGGTCTTCATCCCACCTTCGGGTGTTTTTAGGAACAAGCAATTTCCATCGCTACAGCCAGCGGTCATTAACTGAGTGGGGGCATACAACAGGTCATAATTCATCCGGCACGCCCCGTATCCCATGCGCTTGCTCAACGGCCCGCAGAATCTTGAGCATATTGCCGTCTAGCATCGGGTCATATCCCAGGCTCTTGAGCAAGGCACTGGAAGCTTCCATACTGAGTG